CGACACGAACCAGCCCACGATCGGGGCTGCCACCCTTCTCGGCGGCAAGTCCGCCCTTCTGGGAGACTGATCAATGGCCGAGCCCGCCAAGACCGAGACGCCCAGCGAGCGCCGTCGCTGCCTGAGCCGTCTGACGAACCTCAAGACGGAGCGCGAGTCCTGGATCGAGCACTGGCAGGACTGCAACGACTTCGTCCTGCCGCGCCGACTGCGCTACCTCCAGACCGATCGCAACAAGGGCACGAAGCGCAACGACAAGATCATCAACAACGTGGCCACTCGCGCGGCGCGGATCCTGGCGGCGGGCAAGATGGCGGGCGAGACCTCCCCGGCTCGGCCCTGGACACGGTACGTCCCGGAGGACATGGAGAACGCCACTCAGGAGGACATCGAGTGGACGGAGATGGCGCACAAGGCAGTCATGGCCGCGATCGCCAGGTCGAACATCTACCCGAAGCTCCACGAACTGTGGTTCCTCCAGGGTGTCTTCGCCACCGCCACGATCTACGTCGAGGAGGATTTCGAGGACGACATCCGCGCCACCGTGTTCCCGCTGGGGCAGTATTGCCTCGCGTCGAGCGGCAAGGGGCGGGTGGATACGATCTACCGTGAGTTCTCCATGACGGTGGAGCAGGTGGTGCGCGAGTTCGGCAAGGACAACGTGTACCAGAGCACCAAGGAGAAGTGGGATCGCGGGCAGTGGGACGAGTGGATCAACGTCTTGCACGTCGTCGAGCCCAACGTGAACCGCGACACGGGCAAGATCGACAACCTCAACATGCCGTTCAAGTCCTCCTGGTGGGAGATCGACGCCCCCGCCGACTGGGACAAGCCGCTGCGCAAGAGCGGCTACGAGGAGCAGCCGTTCTTCGTCGCCCGCTGGGATGTGATCGGCGAGGACATCTACGGGTCTGCCTGCCCGGCCATGGACTGCCTGGGCGACAACAAGGGCATGCAGATCCTGGAGAAGCGCAAGGCCGAGGCGGTGGACAAGACGGTTCGCCCGCCGATGAAGGCCCCGATCTCGGCGAAGACTCAGCGGCTGTCACTCCTTCCCGGCGACGTGTCGTACGTGGACGAGTCGGCCCAGAGCGCGAAGTTCGAGCCTGCGATCAAGATCGATGGCAGCGCCATCATGGCGGCCAAGGACACCATCGGGGAGCACGAGCAACGGATCCAGGAGACGTTCTACGTCCACCTGTTCCTCGCGATGCTCATGCGCTCCAGGACCGGCGGGTGTAAGCAGCCGCTGACGGCGACCGAGGTGGACGAGATCGGGCAGGAGAAGATGCTCATGCTGGGCCCAGTCGTCACCCGTGACACCGACGACGTGCTCGACCCGCTGCACAACCGAATCCTCCGCATCCTGATCCGGTCTGGGAAGATCCCGATGCCGCCGCCTACGCTGGCTGGCAAGCGTATCAAGATCGAGTACATCTCGATCATGGCGCAGGCTCAGAAGCTCCTGGGCACGGCGGCGGTGGAGCGGTTCGCCTCCTTCGTCGGATCGCTGTCGGCGGCGGTGCCGAAGGTGCTCGACATCCCGAACTGGGACAAGATCGTGAAGAACTACGCCGAGATGCTGGGAGTATCCCCCGACGAGATCAACACGCAGGAGGTTATCGACGCACTCCGTCAGGCTGCGGCGCAGGCCCAGCAGGCGAAGGCGCAGGGCGAGGCGATGGCGGTCGGGGCGGACGCGGCGAAGGCGGCGTCGCAGGCGCAGCTTGGCCAGGATTCGGTCCTCTCTCGGCTCCTGGCAGGCACCGGCATGGCGCCTGCGGGCACCGCGTACGGGAGGGCGTAACCGATGGCGCGCGACCAGACCGTCGATCAAGGGCGTCTCGCCAAGGAGAAGAATCGGGAGGTCCGCGAAGCCCTACGGGCGCGCGAGGACATGGCCGCCGTCATGTCCACCCCCGCCGGTCGGCGGGTCCTGTACCGTCTGATCTACGACAGGTGCGGTCTCCAGGACGTGTATCTCGCGCAGGACAGCGGCATCTACAAGCACGAGGGGCAGCGCAAGATCGGCGCCGACATGGCGTTCGAGCTTCAGCAGAACCACACCGAGTCCTACATCCTCATGATCACGGAGCGGATGCGGGACCTGAAGTACAACTCGCAGATCCGTGACGAACCCAAGATCGGAGAAGACTCATGAAGTTCCTCAACCTGCCGACGTTCTACATGGCGCCCGATCCGGCGCCTGCCACCCCCGCCCCGGCTCAGCCCCCAGCGACGCCGGGTGCGGCACCCGCAGCGCCTCCGGCGCCTGCGGCTCCGGCTGTGCCTGCCACCGTCCTCACGGGCGATCCGGCAGCGCCGCCTCCCGCTGACCCGGCGAAGCCTGCCGTGCCTGCGGCGCCCGAGGAGATCAAGGTGAAGTTCGCCGAGGGCGTGTCGTTCGAGCAGTCTCGCGTGGAGCAGTTCACCAAGCTCGCCAAGGAGATCGGCCTCAAGAGCGAAGGCGCTCAGAAGATCGCCGACTTCTACAGCGAGATGGTGAAGGGCGCCGCCGAGGAGCAGGTCGCGATCACCACGAAGTGGGCGGAGGAGGCCAAGGCCGACAAGGAAGTCGGCGGGGCCGCCTTCGACCAGAACCTCGCCGTCGCGAAGAAGGCTCTCGATCGGGTGGGCTCGCCCGCCCTCAAGGAGCTTCTCGCCCGGAGCGGTCTCGGGAACCACGTCGAGGTGATCCGGCTGTTCGCCAAGATCGGGAAGTCGATCTCCGAGGACAGGCTCCCCGGGGCCGATCCCGCCGCTGGCGGCGAGCCGAGCCTGGAGCAGCAGTTGCACGAGGCGTACCCCAACAGCCCCGGCATGTTCAAGAAGTAGCCGAGGCACCACAGATCGCAGCAAGAAAGGAAGACGTGAATCATGGCAACTCTCGCTGACACTGGCAGGCTGACGCTGGCGGAAGTCCTCCAGCGGATGGGCCCCAACGGTGAGGTCCGGCCCATGGCCGAGATCCTCAACAAGAAGCTCGACTTCCTCCAGGACATCCCCTGGGTCGAGTGCAACCTGGAGACCGGGCACCAGATCTCGTACCGCACCGGCCTCCCCTCCATGCAGTGGCGCTCGATCAACCGTGGCGTCTCGCTGACGAAGACCTCCAGCGAGACGTTCATCGAGTCCACGGGCATGATCGAGGACCGGGCCGAGGTGGACGTGGACATGCCGGGCAACATGGCGGCCAACCGGCTGACCGAGGAGACCGGCAAGATCGAGATGATGTCGCAGGGGTTCGCGACGGCGGTCTTCTACGAGTCCACGTACTCCAACGCGGACCGGATCCACGGGCTCTCGCCGCGCTACGGCGGCGCGTCGGGCTACGTGGCGTCGAGCTACATGTTCACCTCCGCGACCCACGCGGGCGTGACCAACCGCTCGATCTGGCTCATCAACTGGGAGCCGGGCAAGGTGTACGGGATCTACCCGAAGGGCTCGTCCGCGGGCCTCAAGCGGCAGGATCTCGGCGAGATCGACGCGACGGACCCGGTGGACACCACCAAGAAGTTCCGCGCGTACGGGACGAAGCTCCAGTGGAAGTGCGGGATCGCCGTCGAGGACTACCGCACCTCCGTCCGCTACCAGTGGGATCCCGACTCGGCCGAGTGCGCCGACACGGCGAAGGGGATCTACCTGGCGATGCAGAAGATGCTCGGCACGGTCTTCAACCTCGCCAGCAACGCGCGGTTCTACATGGATCGCACGTCGTTCAACCTCCTCGTGGCGCAGTTGGCCAACAACACCACGGACTTCGTCAAGTACGTGCAGATGAACACGGGCGGGGTCCTCGTGCCGCACTTCCTGGGCATCCCGATCCGCATCACGGACGCCCTCGTCGCCGAGACCGGCGTCTAACCCAGCGGGACAAGAAAGGAACGATCATGATCTGCGAAGGACTGATGCTGCTCGACCCCACCCCGAAGGACCTGACGGCGGGAGTCACCCCGCTGATCTCGACCAACGTCTACGACGCGGGGTCGGCCAAGAAGGTGTTCGGCGGGCACAGCCTGCGCCCGCCCGTCCTCTGCATCACGTACAAGATCACGGCCGGGACGGGGACGCTCTCCTTCC